CTCAATTGGTGCTGCTAGCAAAAAGATTGATGATGCTACAGGACAAACCACGATCAAAGCGATAACCAAGGAGAACCCGATCATGGGGTTTGTTGCGGATATGCTAATGAAGCGCCAGGGTGTTGATGGTCTACTAAATGCGGTGAAAGGGGTAGAGCAGGGGTCTGATAAGTCCAAAACACAGCAAAAGCTAGGCCTTTGAGGGGTCTGAGCGGCCCAAACTCAGTTCTTATACCCATTCCTACCCCACCTGCCACTTCAATCCTTAAAATGGATTCCGTTGGTAAGAAAGAAGAACACTAGTCTGGAATCCAATTCGTGTATACTGCTTTGGTTAAGATTACCTGGCAACTGTAACATATTGTTACTTCATTATTGTACTTGGTAGTCTTAAGATGGTCTACTGATTGTAGACAGATATTACAACGGCGTTTCACAGTATAACATCCAGGAAGTAAGTACCTTCTTCAGTCCTTGTTAACTCCCATTTATTTTCATGGAAGGCTTTGGATAGTTCCTTGATACCCTGCTCCAAAGCTTTAGCCAGATCACGTGATGCCTGGCTATTGCTCTGCCATACTGTTTCTATTCCTTCTTTGGAGATAGATTCGTAGGAGGGGTGGGAGAAAAGGAGAATGGGATACTTCATCTTATCGCCCCATTCTGTTTCAATCTCCTCTAGCTTGCCATTGAACTTAATCGTGGCAGTCTTGCCTGGTGGTACCTCGCGCATTACGCTGGTTGCACCGAAATGAAATTTGTTTGACTTCATATTCTCACCAAGCTTAGTAAAGCGTTCGAAATATAAAGGAGCTAGGTTATACTCAAAAGTGGATACCTACTTATTTATTAAGGCCTACTCATTAATGAGTATATGGTAGCAAGGCGACGTAAGCAATCAAGACGTAGAGCTCCAAGGCAATTCGGAATCAATGTGATAGAAACTGGAGCTGCCCTGGCATTATTAGAGCAAACGGCAGCAGGTTCCGCAATGAAATCTTTTATTGCTGGAGATCTTAACACAGGATTAACAACTTTATCGGCAACGGCAAAGAGAAATAAAGCAGCTATAACCAAGACATTGATCGGAGCGTTCTTAGCAAAAGCTGCAGTAAAATCATTTTCTAGAGGATCTCCTGTACTAGCTTCTCTGGGACCAATCAAGGTAAGGGCATAATATGGCAATAGTAGTAACACGTACGGAAGCTGGGTTGAGCGCAACCACAAGTTTCCAGAGCATGAATAATCAGTTCGCATCATCGGGACTCAGTCTCGTAGTGCCTTCTGGAGTATCGCAAATAAGTTCCATATCAATGGGAGTTAGCTGTGATGCAGTAGAATCAGACTTCTGTTCAGGATTCAAATTAACAGGAACAGCACTCCAGGAAGGAGATGCTACCTTTATGGGACCTGCAATCAGTATGCCAGCATCTGGCGGTATTGGAGTTGCAAACAGTATAGTCCAGGAAAAGACGGCACTGGGTGTAACATCTGGAAATACTTTGGATATTCAGGTAGCAGTAACAACTGCCGCTGCAATCGACGCAAGCTGTACGATTACATTCGAGTAAATAAACAATGCCTGAAGGCGTTGGTTACAAGGGCTTTCAATCAGTAGCGAATAGTGGACTAGAGTTAAGTTACTGGGGGGATCGTGCTTTTGGATATAGTGGGGAAATTAATCCGAATAATAGCACTGAAACAGCATTAAATTTCAAGACTTCCAAAAATGGAATGGATGCTCTAATAATGTGGGGTGTTGACATGACAGACTTTGACACTGGTAAAGATGTTGGTCTATTCATTAAATTAAATGGTGTTCTGGTTTATCAGGTTAGAGGTCAGTTAAGTCTAGGCGGAGATTTTGACGGTATAGTAGGAAACCTAAAAGTTGAAATGTTTATACCTCCCTTAACTGATGTATTAATCGAAGTAAGCACCACCCAAGCTAATACCGTGGGGCAAACTGTAATGTTCCAGGGTAATCTATTATGACACTTTCGACGGGGCCTACTCTAAATTTCATTGGTGATCACATCTTTGCCTGGAGCGGTCAAGAAGCCTTAACTGCAGGAGTCACAACTCTCTTAGACTTTATCTCACCAAATCGTTTTTACAGTGTTGTCACTAACGTCTCTTTCGACTACAGCGGATGTTCTGCAGGTGATGCATTGTCCTGGTCTGTTCAGGGAAACGGAGAAGCCCTCCATGTGGCTAAGTTCCTGATCATTGATGCTGGAGTAGGGCCCCAATTCCCTAATCTATACTATACGATCCCACCAAACACAGGCATGCAAGTTGAAGCCCAGGGACCTAGTGGACTAATGACAGTTGTAATGGAAGGGAAGCAGGTAAGTTAATGCCAATGAACTATTGTCCTGAGTGTGGCGGCAGTTTAGTCAAACGGTTGGCTCGAGAGATGAGAGCGAGAGATGACCCACCTAAACGCCGTGAATTGAAGAGACGTAAACTATCAGCCTGGAATAAGTTTGTTAAGGCGAATTCCAAGAAGCCAAGATTCAGGTACCGTAATGGTAAATTAAATCTAAAGAAAATGGCTGTAGCATTCAGGAAAACAAAGAGGCGATAATGGCATACGAAGCAGTACCGATTGATGTAGAGATCCAGAAATTGACAGCTGCAGAGCGTGACGCTTTATCCAGGTATAAGATCCATGAAAACATTAATACATTTTTAGGCAATGAAGGTACGCCTAAACTTATTGCAGGAGGTGCTTTGCTTGCATCTTTACCTATAGTAATACCTATAATTCTCGCTGCTTTGAGAAAACAAGATCCTCAGCTGGGAATTAAAATTCCGGAAGGCGTAGAAGAAGCTATTGAGTCTGTGACTTTTCTAAAAGATTTAAACGAAGCAGTGGGTGAGATTATACTTCCAGGAGTAGGCCCCATAATATTCAAGGGAGAAGCTCGTGACTTTTACGACAAGTACGTGAAAAAATGAATGTAGGCGCAATAATTGCATTGTTGAAATTGGCACAGGATGCCGAGATCACTAAACCTGCTTTCAAAAGTATTGTAGTACGTCCGACCTATGCTAAAGAAACTGCATTAACCAGGGCAGAAGAAGGTCTTGGCTTATGAATGATAATCAAATAAAGTTAGTGACTGCCATATCTGTTTTAGCTGCAATTAAAACTCTATTTTTTGAGGATTAATGGAAATCACAACGGTTTCCTTGATGCTATACTTTGCTGCTTGGACCGTATTCTATGCACTACTAAGCAAATATATTGCCAGGTTATCGAAAGATGAGTGGGTCAAGTGGGCCAAGAGCAAAGAAAGCGACGAAGAGCTCATTGAAATTTTAGAAGGTGTTGTAGATGAAATCGAAGACAGAATGCACTCAAAACTCGAACAGTTCCAAAGTTCCTTCTTTGGCTCAATTGGTGCTGCTAGCAAAAAGATTGATGATGCTACAGGACAAACCACGATCAAAGCGAT